TCAGAAAACCGGTTTTTGAGCTTTGTTGACAAGATCAGCATTGTGGCCCCCTTATGCTTTGCGAGCGCTCACGCGCACGGTGTAAAACGGTTCACCGGTCGAAGTGTGGGCAGCGATCAATTGACGGGAGGGGACCAGCTTCGCGGCTATCGTTTTCCAGTCGATCAGCTCACGGCCAGCGCAGTAACTGAGCGCAGCACGGTGAAGCTGGCCTTCTACACTTTCAAGGCCGCTATCGATCAGCAGATCCTTCAATTGATCCTCTTCCCTTTTTAGGTTAGCAATCTGGGCCTTGATCAGTGCAAGGCGATCAACGGCAGCGGCCAGCAGAACGGGGTTTTCGTTTTTCATGGGTTTATTTCCTTTTTACAGTTACGGGGTTACAGTGAAAACAAAACGATAGTGACAAGGTAAAGCGCAGCGCAGGCCAGCAGTGCACCGAGCACAATGGCCAGCGGCCCGGGTTCAGGTTCAACGGGCAGCGCTTCAGGGTTCAGGTCGATGTAATGAAGATTGTGCTTGCTCATGTTATTTGCTCCAAAGGTTACGGGGTTACAAAGTGGCAGCAATATCGGCTAGGGCTTTACGCAGCTCCCAGTCGCCGGAAATGTCGGTGTATTCGTTTTTGTCATACGATTCCATGATGGCCCGCTGGGTAAAACAATTAAGGGTTATCACGTCTTCAAGGGTTAGGCCACCGGCGCGAATGATTCCGCAGATAGAACGGTCGATGTCATTGAATACGATGTCGCCGTTATCTTGTAAGCTGGCCGCGATTCTCTGGCCATTGGTGCTATAGCTGCGGCCAGTGTTGAATTTAATGCTTTGCATATCTGATCCTTTACTGTTACGGTTTACTGTGTTTCACCCTCGCGGGCTAGCCGCTAGGTTATCACAGTTTTTGTGATTGTCAACCCATTGGGTGCAATTATTTGCATCAGTGCTTACCCTAACCCGCTGGGTGCTGGCCTTTTTGCAGTGCGTCACTTGTGACTTGTGGAGGGGAAAGGGATTCTGAGATTCTGAAAAATCAGTGCTTTTTAAAAAAGTCGTTATCTTCCCCCTCGCCCGGGCGGAGACACAACTGTACCACTTGGCCCTTTTTCCCGTGCCCCCTCGATCCACTGGGTTGCTGGCTAACCCGCTGGGTGCTCGGGGCTTTCCCGCTGGGTTTCTCTTGATCCGTTGATCCACTGGGTGAATTGTGGCCACGGTGTACCCGCTGGGTTATGCTGGAACCGTGCACCCGCTGGGTTAATTGGTCAATGGTACATTGTGCACCGGCGGCCATTGATCCACGGATCCGCTGGCCAGCAGGGGATTGTTTTAAGAAATTAATCCGGAGGCCGAGGGGAGGGGGGAAGGGCCGAGCGCCGAACTGCTACGGTTACTTAGGGTCCGCGAACATTTTTTTATTTTTTCAAATTAACCCGTTACCCAATGGGTGCTGTTGACACCACGGAAACTTCTGCTACCATTGCTAGCACTATGGAATCATTAACACCCGATCCTGTAGGCGCAGATGTCACAATGACTGGCGACAAAACCGAGAACCAACTCGAACTACCAGACTGGCTTGACCCTGCGCCTCGCACACTTGCCAAATCACCGCCTGCGGTGAAGTCACTCGTATTGGCTCAGTACGAGCAGATATTCATGCGAGTCATCGATGAGGTTGCCCACGGCAAATCCATGTCGCAGGTTCTGCATGACGACCAACGCACCATTGACTACAACGATTTCTATCGATGGATCAAGCGCGACCCACAGCGCAAGCAGTTGTTTGACGAAGCGCAGGAAATGCGTACCGAGTTCATGGCTGGCGAGATCATTGAGATTGCCGATGCGGATGACACACTTGAAGATGTGAACAGAAGCAGGCTCAAGATCGATACACGTAAGTGGCTCATGGGAGCGCACAATCGTAAGAAGTACGGAGCGACCACTAACATCGAGATGACTGGTGGGATTTCCATACTATCGGCCATCGAAGCGGCTAATGCCCGGGTGATTGACTTGGCCGATGTAACCGATGTAGAGGCGAAATAAATGCAGACTTTAAAGTTCTCGCCACAAGATGAGCAAACGCTGATGACTCAGCTTTGGAGTCCGCAGATTGCAGACAACCCAGAGACGTTTGTACTTTTTGCGTTTCCGTGGGGGCAGAAGAACACCCCACTCGAGCACTTCAAAGGTCCAAGGGCTTGGCAGCGCAGGACGTTAAGAAAGATTGCCGACCACATCAAGAACAACCGTGGACAGGTTGACATGGATGCGCTGCGGCGGTCTGTGTCGTCTGGTCGTGGTATTGGTAAATCAGCACTGGTGTCGTGGTTGATCTTGTGGATGCTGACAACTCGGATAGGTAGTTCCGTCATTGTCTCGGCTAACAGTGAGAACCAGCTCCGCACGGTGACATGGGGTGAGCTGACTAAATGGGCGACCATGGCGATTAACTCGCACTGGTGGGAACCATCGGCTACCAAACTCGTACCTGCACAGTGGTTGACAGAGCTGGTGGAGCGGGATCTGAAGAAAGGTACTCGTTACTGGGCGGCTGAAGGGAAGCTGTGGAGTGAAGAAAACCCAGACTCGTATGCCGGTGTCCACAACCACGATGGCATGATGGTGATCTTCGACGAGGCTTCAGGTATTCCTGATGGGATTTGGTCGGTGGCTGCTGGCTTCTTTACAGAGAAGATTTTGGATCGTTATTGGTTTGCGTTTAGTAACCCACGGCGAAACACCGGGTATTTCTTCGAGACGTTCCACGGCAAACGTGACTTTTGGGACAACGAGATCATCGATGCCCGGACCGTTGAGGGCACGGACAAGTCGATTTATGACCAGATCATCGCTGAGTACGGTGAAGACTCCATACAGGCACGGGTTGAGGTGTACGGCGAGTTTCCTGCTGCTGGCGAGGACCAGTTCATCTCGCCCGTTGTCGTGGAGGATGCGTTCAAACGGGAGAAGTACAAGGACATGACGGCTCCCGTGGTGATTGGGGTTGATCCGGCCCGTGGGGGCATGGACAGCACAGTGATCCTTGTGCGTCAGGGCCGGGACATTGTGGCCATCAAGCGGCTAAAGGGCGAAGACACCATGAGTGTCGTTGGCCACGTGATCGATGCCATTGAGGAGTACAAGCCAGTCCTGACTGTCATCGATGAGGGCGGCCTTGGGTACGGGATACTTGACAGATTGACCGAGCAGCGGTACAAAGTGCGCGGGGTGAACTTTGGCTGGAAAGCGAAGAACCCTGTGATGTGGGGTAACAAGAGGGCTGAGATGTGGGGCGCGATGCGCGACTGGCTCAGGACCGCTTCGATCCCTGTAGATCGGCAACTCAAGAACGATCTGGTCGGCCCGATGAAGAAGCCCAACTCGGCTGGCACGATCTTTTTAGAGGGGAAAAAGGAAATGAAAGCCCGTGGACTGGCATCACCCGATGCTGCTGATGCACTGGCCGTCACATTTGCCTATCCAGTTGCCAGCCGTGGAGAGTACAATTCGCGTAACACAACGCGCACGGTCCATGCTGACCGAGGCGCATCATCTTCTTGGATGGGAGCTTAAAAATGGCTACTAAAAAAAGTGTCTCTTTGTCAGTAGGACGAGGTGAAAAGTTGCCGGTGTCTAAAGGTGCTGGTTTGACTGAAAAAGGCCGCGCAAAATATAACGCCGCAACAGGTTCAAATTTAAAAGCGCCAGCGCCTAATCCTAAAACCAAGGCAGACCAAGGTCGTAAAGACTCATTTTGTGCAAGGATGGGCGCAGTAGCCGCCAACGCCAAAGACGGCGAACGTGCTAAAGCAGCTCTTAAACGATGGAAGTGTTAATCATGGCTACTAAACCCGGACTCTATGCGAACATTCACGCTAAACAGGCACGTATCAAAGCTGGCTCTGGCGAAAAAATGAACAAACCGGGCAGTAAAAACGCCCCCACCGCCAAAGACTTTAAAGAGTCGGCTAAAACTGCGAAGAAGAAATAATCATGGCAAATACCAAGCCAATTGGCGTTGCATACGAAGACCAAAACATCATTGGCGCGGATATTGTCAAAGCCACCAACATTGCCACCACTGGCACGATTGGCTATGCAGCTGGTGCTTACGACACCGTAACCCAAACCAACAACAAAACCACAGCAGTCACGATTAACACGCCTTCTGGCCAGATTATCACGGCCAACGCTCAGATGGCCCCTAGCGCCAATGCGGTGTTTGTAGTCAATTGCAGCACCGTCAGCACCAAAGATGTGGTGGTGATCAGCGTAGCCTCTGGCGGCACTTTGGGTGCGTACAATGTGTTTATTGTGGCTGTCAGCAATGGCTCGTTCACGGTAGAAATTAAGAACGTAACCAACAATGCGTACAGCGAAGCCATTCATTTGAACTACGCTATTTTCCACACGGAGACTTAATATGCCACTCGTCAAATCAAAATCACCAGAAGCCTTCCGCAAGAACGTCAAAGCTGAGATTGCCGCAGGCAAACCAGTCAAGCAAGCCGTGGCGATTGCCTACGCTGTTAAACGCGCCGCTAAACCAACACCCATGAAGAAAAAATGAAAGCACTGCAAGACTGCATCATCATTGAGCGCGATGTTGAGAAGCATCCCTTGTTTGTTTTGCCCGCAAATTCACAGACTGAAACCGGTATTGCTATCGCTGTTGGCCCAAAATGTTTGGACATCAAGGTTGGTGACCATGTATACTTTGGCGTAGGGCAAGAATTTAAGCAGGACGGCAAAGAGTATGTCGTCATGCGTGAGCCTCATATTTTAGGGGTTTTGGAATGAATGATCCAACCGGAATAGTCGCAGCCGCTAATGTGGCTGCTGGCGGTAAGCCTGCAAAGAGTGATTCAGACATATTGACAGTCGCCCGTGCGCGACTGGACATGGCGGTTTCTGCGCTTGCCGAGTCGCGTGAAGACGAAATCGATGACCTGCGGTTCTATGCCGGTTCTCCCGACAATCACTGGCAGTGGCCAGCAGACGTTTTGGCCACCCGTGGCGCTGTGCAAGGTCAAACGATCAACGCACGCCCCACGCTCACCATCAACAAGCTGCCGCAGCACGTGCGTCAAGTCACCAACGACCAACGTCAAAACCGCCCCGGCGCTAAAGTCATTCCAGTCAATGACCAAGCCGATGTGGAAGTCGCAGAGATCTTCAACGGCCTGATCCGTCACATCGAGTACATCTCCGATGCAGACGTGGCGTATGATACGGCCTGCGAGAACCAAGTGGCTTACGGGGAGGGATACATTCGTCTCCTGACCGAGTATTGTGACGACAACACATTTGATCAAGACATCAAGATTGGCCGTATTCGCAACAGCTTCTCGGTCTATATGGACCCGCTGATCCAAGACCCAACTGGCGCAGATGCCAAATGGTGCTTTATCACCGAAGACCTGACTAAAGCAGAATACGAGCGTTTGTACCCCGAAGCAACGCCTATCTCGACTTTGCAGTCTCTTGGCGTGGGCGACCAGTCAATCAGCAACTGGTTGAACGAAGACACAATCCGTATTGCCGACTACTACTACATCGACTACGATGAAGCCACGCTGAACCTGTACCCCGGCAACCAAACTGCCTTTGAAGGTACACCCGAAGACAAAGAATTCCGTGCAATTTACGGCAAACCCAAGCGTAGCCGTGTCTCTGAGCGTCCGAAAGTCAAGTATTGCAAAATCAACGGCTATGACATCCTTGCCGAGCACGATTGGGCCGGTAAGTGGATCCCCGTGATCCGTATTGTTGGCAACGAATTTGAGGTTGATGGCCGTTTGTACGTGTCCGGCCTTGTGCGTAACGCCAAAGATGCACAGCGCATGTACAACTACTGGGTGTCCCAAGAAGCCGAAATGCTGGCGCTGGCTCCCAAAGCCCCGTTTATTGGCTATGGTGGCCAGTTTGAGGGTTATGAGGACAAGTGGAAGACCGCCAACACGAACAATTGGCCGTATTTGGAAGTCAACCCTGACGTTACAGACGGTCAAGGCGCGACTTTGCCGCTTCCGCAGCGTGCACAGCCACCAATGGCTTCATCTGGCCTCCTGCAAGCCAAATCGGGCGCTGCTGAGGACATTAAATCGACCACAGGTCAGTACAACGCATCGCTTGGCATGGGTTCCAACGAGCGTTCTGGCAAGGCAATTCTTGCCCGTCAGCGTGAAGGTGACGTAGGTACTTACCACTACGGTGACAACTTGGCTCGTGGCGTGCGCCACATTGCCCGTCAAATCGTTGATCTGGCCCCCAAAATCTATGATACGCAGCGTATTGCCCGGATCATTGGTGAGGACGGCGAGACAAAAATGGTCAAGATTAACCCTGACCAGCCAATGCCAGTCAACAAGATCGTTGACGAGCAAGGCATTGTGATCGAAAAGATCTACAACCCCGGCGTTGGCAAGTACGATGTTGTGGCCACCACTGGACCCGGCTACGCAACCAAGCGTCAAGAAGCGTTGGAAGCCATGGCTCAATTGCTTCAGGGTAATCCTCAGCTCTGGGCTGTTGCCGGTGACTTGTTTGTCAAGAACATGGACTGGCCCGGTGCTCAAGAGATGTCCAAACGCTTTGCCAAGACCATTGATCCGAAGTTTTTGGCCGATGACGACAAATCACCAGCACTGCAAGCGGCAGAGCAGCAGATTCAGGCCATGGGCGCTGAAATGGAGCAAATGCACCAGATGATGATGAACGTGCAGCAGTCCATGGAAGCCCGTGACGTGCAGGTCAAAGAGTTTAAAGCCGAAGTGGATGCCTATAATGCTGAAACTAACCGACTGAAAGTGGTCCAAGCCAGCATGTCACCTGATCAAATTCAAGACATCGTAATGGGTACAATTGCTGCAGCGTTGGACACTGGCGACTTGATTGGTCAGATGCCCGAGCGCAGTGAATTGGGTGAAGTTGAAGAAATGCCCGGTCAGCCCGAGCAACCTGAACAACAAATGATGCCACAACAAGGAATGCCGCAATGAAAGCCAACGAATTTTTAGGCTTGCTGTTTTTGGCTCGGGATGTCGCACATTCCGTGCACCTAAACACCCGCAGCTACAGCAAGCATGTGGCACTTAACATCTTTTATGACCGCATCATTGGTGCGGCTGACGACTTTGCTGAAGCCTACCAAGGCCGTCATGGTCTAATTGGCCCAATTACCCTACATTCGGCCAAGAAAACAGCCAACATCATTGAATTTTTGCAAGATTCGCTTGCCGAAATCGAAGCTAATCGCTACGATGTGTGTGATAAATCTGACTCATCGCTCCAGCAATTGATAGATAATATCGTTGAGATTTATCTGCGTACGCTGTACAAGCTAAAATTCTTGGCATAAGGATCATCATGGAACTTCTCAACCCTCTATCAAAAGCCGACTTCCCCGGTCGCACAGCGTCTTACACTGGCACTGCTGGCAACACTTCTGATTGGAACCCCGGTCCTGAAGGCGTGGTGATCTGGTCTACGACCCCTTGCTACGTGGAAATTGGCCCTGCTGCTGTTGCGACAACTGCTAGCACTCCGATTCCTGCATATACGCCGATCCCGTTTTATTTGCCCATGGGCACTGGCGCTCCTTGGCGCGTAAGCGCGATCCAAGTGTCTGATGCCGGTACTGTGTATTGCAAACCGATTAACAAGCAATGAGCTTCGGCGTCGCCCTCCGTAACGCGCTGGGCTTAGGCCTTGGCGGTATTGCCACGTTGTTTTCTGGCACTTTAGATACAGGTGCTTCAGTTGGCAATTTGCTATGCGAAAATGGCGACAATCTCGTCCAAGAGGACGGTGGCTTGATTCTTTTGGAGCCTTAACATGGCCGTTGTATACCTTTCTCCCGTGGGCGGTGTTGCGGCCCAGTTTTTTACCAATACCGGCGCAGTCCTGACTGGCGGTAAGCTGTACACCTATGCGGCAGGTACAACAACTCCTTTGACCAGTTATACAACCAGCACAGGTAGTGTTGCCCGTACAAATCCAGTTGTTTTGGATGCCGCTGGCCGAGTATCTGATGGCGGCGAAATTTGGATTACGGCAGCATCGTATAAGTTTGTTTTAAAAGATTCAAACGATGTTTTGATTGCCACATACGACAACATTTACGGTATTGGTGCAACATCATACCAAGTGCAAAACTTTACGGGCACTGGATCGCAAACTGTATTTACATTAAGTTCTTCATCATTGGGTGAAAACTTCACGTTTGTGTACATTAATGGCGTATATCAAAACAAGAATACTTATTCTGTTAGCGGTACAACTCTTACATTCTCAGAAGCACCTCCTACTACTTCTAAAATTGAAGTAATGTTTAACTGATCGGATACATCATGGCAGATAAAAAGATTTCCGCACTATCCTCGGCAACAACCCCGTTGGCGGGGACTGAAGTTGTACCAATTGTTCAAAGTGGCACGACTGTTAAAACACCAGTTTCTGCTTTCACGGGATATAGCCCTGCATTTAGCGCCTATCGTGCTGGCCCAAATCAAGCATTAACAACTGCGACATTTACAAAAGTGCAGTTAAACGCTGAAGATTTTGACACAAACAACTGTTTTGATTCTTCAACAAATTACAGATTTACGCCAACAGTTGCTGGCTACTATCAAATCTCTGGCTCAATTGGTTTAACTGGCACAAACGTGCGGGTTATCGTCAGCATTTATAAAAATGGTTCGGCGTATTTCCGAGGCATTGATGCAACGGCAAACTTGAGCCAATTTACTGTTTCTGGGCTTGTGTATTTCAATGGTTCTACAGATTATGTTGAGCTGTATGCGTATGGTTCTTTTGCAGGAACAAGTGACATTTCTTCAGGTCAAATTTACACCTATTTCACTGGTGCTATGGTAAGGAGCGCATGATGACACTATACGAAAAAATCAAATCAATTTATCCTGAACTTGAGGATAAAGATTTTGTGGATGTGATTTGTCTTCAAAATGATTCTGATGGCAAAGGTGATTACATCGCAGCATGGAATCATCCATCGTTAACTAAACCTACAAACACTCAACTGAACTCAGTTGTGTAAAGGATAAGTAATGTCTTTGACCAAAGTATCCTATTCAATGATCACGGGGGCAATGATCAATGTCCGTGATTATGGCGCTACAGGCGATGGCACGACAGATGACACAGCAGCCATGCAAGCGGCTATTACTGCTGCCACAGCGAATGGTCAAAGCACTCTTTACATTCCAACTGGCACATACATTGTCAAATCACAATTGAATGTCAGCCAATGCTCAGTCATGGGCGATGGTGTTTACGCTTCAAAGATCAAAGCTGGCAGTGGTTACACTGGAACCAACTTAATGTATGTTGGTTCGCTGTCTCAAAACTTGGTTTATCAAGATTTCCAATTAGACGGCAATACTGGCGTTGCAAGCGTCAAAGGCTTGTTGATTGAAGGTAACGTGCTTCACTGCCGTTTCTCAACAATCCT